CACGACCGCTTCGCGCTGCTCTACTCGCGGTTCGGCGCCGTGCTGGACAAGCAGGTCCAGTGGTTCGACGTGCGGTTCGGTGACGACCGCATCACGACGGCGATCCGCGGCGGCTTCCAGGCCGGGACGCTCGCCTATCAGCAGTCGCAGGCCGCGCTCATGCAGATCGCGGGCGAGACGCTCGCCGACCCGCTGATGATCGAGTGGGCGCAGAAGCTCGCGCTGACCGCGATCAACTTCGGCTGGACGCAGGACGCGACTTCGCGCTGGGTCGCCTGGGACATGGTCGGCGTCAACTCGGACGGCTCGCCGCTGCGCGCCGACCAGATGGTCGAGGGCAACGGCGCGCACCGCACCGGCTTCTTCGACACGACCTGGTGCGCGATTGCGCCGTGGGTCGTGCTGCGGGCCGACCCTTCGAACGCGCGCGCGAAGGCGATCCTGGCCTACCTGCAGTCGCTGCCCACCACGCCGCCGAACCAGCCGATCCGCACGAACGACTGGCTGCTGCCGATCGGAGCGCGCCGTCCGCCGCCGAGTGACGGTGCGACGGTCACGGCAACGCCGGCTCCGATCGCCGCGGTGAACTGATGCCCGATGTCACCGAGCAGTTGCGCGAGTTCGCCGCGCGCCAGGCATCCGAGGTGATCGCCGAGCGCGGCTTCCGCACCAAGATCGCGTCCGCCGCCGAGCGGTTCATGTGCGAGCCCTTCTCGCCGGCCGCGCGCCGGGCGCTGCGCGACGCGCTCGATGCGGCGATCCAGTACGACAGCGAGAAGGCCGGCTGATGGGCACCAGCCGCGCGTTCGTCTTCTACCTGCTCACCGCCGAGGCCATCGACGGCGACACGCTACGCGTCACGGTCGACCAGGGCATGCGCAACCGCTGGGTCGGCGACATGCGCATCAACGGCGTCGACGCGCCGGAGCTGCACAGCAAGGACCCGCACGAGGTGACGGCCGCGCAGGCAGCGCGCGACTTCGCCTCCTGGTGGCTGAAACGACCCGGCGACTACTTCGTGCGCAGCCTCGCGATGGAAGACGACAAGTACGGCCGCTTGCTCGGCGATGTGTTCTTCGAGGCCGCGCGCTCTCTGTCCTCCGACCTGCGAGGGATCGGCTGCCACCCATACGACGGCGGCGCCAAGAAGCCGTGGACTGCCGACGAGCTGCAGGCGATCACGCTGGCCGCCGCGGCCGCGATGAAGACGGGTGCGTGATGGGCCTGCCCGCGACGATGGTCGAGTGGCCGGTGGGTTCTGGGAAGCAGGCGCGCCTGCTCGACCTGTGCCGCGAGCGTGGTCTGAACCTCGCAACGGTGAAGAGCAGACTGCGCATCGGCCGACCGCTCGCCGATGCGCTCAAGACGCCGCCGCCCGCGATGCAGATCGTGTCGGTGCCGGCGGCCACGGCCGCGCGCGCCGCGGTGCTGCCGGCCGCCACTGGCAACGTCGCCAACGCGTTGGTGCGCGCACGCGGCATCATCCAACTCGTCGCCGACCTGCTCGACGCACCCGAAGCGCTGCCGCTGCGGCGCGCGACGCTGCGCGAGCAGTGCGGCGACTGGCTGCGAGATCACGGATAGCATCAGCAACCCATGGTGAACGTCCCTGGCGTCCTGATCGTCGGCGGCTACATGGTGCAGGGCGGGCCCGCGCCGGCGCTAGACGACTCGGTGTCGAGCGTCGGCGTGACGCAGTTGCAGTACTCGCGCGCCGACAAGGTCATGCGGGTGACGCCGGACAACCCGACCACCGGCGCGCCGACCGGCGGCTCGCTGCCGTGGAAGCCATGGTTCGACGGCCTCGCGGGCGCGGCGCTATTCGTGATCACGTCGAGCACGAACAGCACCGTGACGGTCACTGGCACGCCATGGACCGCGCACCAGTTCGTGCCGACCTCGACCCGCAACTGGGTCGTGACGATCACCAACCCGTTCGGCCTCGGCTTCCAGGACCGGAAGACGATCACCGACAACGCGACGAACCAGCTGACGATCCAGGGCACCTGGACGAGCAACCCGACGGGCAGCAACGGGCTGTTCGTCAGCGACGGCCTGTTCCGCGACTACCACGCAGTCGCCGGCTGGCTGACATCGTCGGAGATCGGATCGAGCATCAGTACGCGCGGCGGCTCGTCATGGCAGACGCTCGGGCAGGGCATCGGCCCGGATGCCGGCATGGTGCGCGATCTGTGGGAGAGCGTGTGGCCGATCGCGCCCTACTTCCAGCTCGCCAAGTTCGCAACCACGACGCCGACCACGTTCGCATTCGACAACACGAATGGCACGGCGAAGCCGTTCTTCGCGGGCGATCTCGCGCGTTACGCCGCCGCATGGACGGCGCTGGCCAACGGCAACACGCTCGCGTGGGAGCTGCTCGTGTTCGACCTTTCGACCGAGGACGTGAAGGACTGGCACACCAACCCGGCCAATGCGCTGAACTATCAGACGGCGCTGACGCAAACGATCGCCTACTTCCGCAGCGCGCCGATCCTGAACAACGCCAACCTGAAGGTGATCCTGGTCAACCACGACCTGGCGATCTACTCGACCTTCACGCCAAACGGCACTCTGTTCGCCAACCAGGCGCACCGCGCCGTCGCGCGCGCCGGCACCAATATCCGCGTCGCGTCGATGGAGCAGTTGCCACTGCACCTGCCGTCGAACTTCGTGCCGAACCTGGACCATACGACATACGCGCAGCACGTGTTCTGGAACGAGTACCCGGTGCGCGTGCGGCAGGCCTATCAGCTGCTGAATGCCGGCAACCCGCCGGCGCAGGATGGCGCGATCCCCGTCTATCTGATCTTCGGCGACTCGATCGCCGTCGGGCCGATCGATGAGTCCTACACGACGTCGCTCAACTCCCCGACCCTGACCGGCACCATCCGTGACAGCCGGCAGCTGATCTATGTGCCGGCCAACGGCGACGGCGAGCCATACGACCTCGGCGCCAACAGCAATCCGTCGGGCTCGCTGTTCGGCACCGGCGGCCCCGAGTTCGCACTGATCGTCGAGTTGATGAACCGGCATCCGGTGACCGGCTGCCTGATCGTGAAGCGCGGCGTCAACAGCTCGGCGCTGATCGCACCGCTCGCGAGCTACATCGGCACCGCGGGCGGCCGCTGGGCTCGCTCGGTCGCGGCCGAGAACTGGGACGCCTACGTCGCCGACTTCCAGGGCGCATGCAACTGGGTCAACCGCATTCTGCACAAGCAGGTCGACCTGAAGGGCGCGTTCGTGATCCTCGGCACCAACGACCAGGCGTTCACGGGTGGCGGCGACCTCTTCACCGCGGCGCTGCCCGTGTTCGTCGACGACCTGCGAACGCACTTCGGAACGCGCACGAGCGGCGAGCCGCTGCCCGTGGTCTGGATGCGGCCGCAGCTCGCGGCGTCGACCGCGTTGCCCAACGAATCCGTGAAGGTGCGCGCCGCGCTCGCGGCCGCGGCGTTGAGCATCGTCAACTTCGAGGACATGGACATCGACGACCTCGAGCGCAACGTGAGCGACAACCTGCACCTGACTCCCAACGCATCGATTGCAGCCGGAGTGCGATTCGCTGAAGTGCTCGACCTGGTGGCGATCTAGCGGCGGCCTGTGATGCGGTGATAATTCACCGCATGAGTGAAGATCCTCGGAAGCCGCTGGTCCTTCACCCCGACGATCCGCGCCGAAAGCCGCTGTGCGCGAACGAGCTGGGCCAGCTGCGCGCCGACGTGGCCGCCGGGCGCGTCCTGACGCCGCCGCGCGACGAGTGGGACAAGTTCTGCGCCGCCAACCCCGAGCTCGCCGTGCCGGCGCCGTCCTCGGGCACGTAACGCGCTGTGACGACCGAGCTCCGGATCCACACCCAGGCGGCACAGCAGCTCTACGTCAGGGCGCTGTCGCAGGCGTGGCGCAGCAGCATCCAGACGTGGGACCCGTCCATCTGGCTGGTGCGCGACCCGGAGGCCGAGGAGAAGATGCTGCGCGAACACGACATCGCGCACGCGGTCACCTACCGCCGGCACCTGATCGCCGGCCGCAACTGGGAGGTGAAGGCGCGGGACGAGGGGTCGCCGCGCGCCGCCGTCGCGATCGATGTGGCGACCAATCTGCTGAAGCACATCAAGCGCTTCAGCGACGCGCGCGTGAACCTCGCGCGGGCGTTCTTCAGCGGCGCGCGGTTCGCCAGGATCCACGGCCGGCCGATGACATTGCGGATCGGTGACGGCCAGCTCCGCACCTGGTGGGTCCCGACGCGGCTGGAGGACCTCGACAAGCGCGTGTTCCGCGTGGTGCCGCACCGCGACGAGCACGACAACCTCTCGGCGAGCTGGCAGCAGTGGCACGTCGGCGCCGGCGAGTGGCGCACCGAGACGGTCCGCGACGCGGTCCGCACCGTGCGGCACGTCTATCAGGACGACCAGGGCCACCTCGGCTACGGCCGCGCGCTGCGCGAGGCGCTGGGCTGGCTGTGGTACGCCAAGACGCACGCCAGCGACGAGAACCTGCAGGCTGTTGAGCGCTTCGCGCAGGGCATCCTCAAGGCCAAGGTCGCCGGCATCCGCGACGCGGGCACCAACCTGCCGAACACCGAGCTGATCGCCAAGTGGGTCGACGCGCTGCAGAACATGATGGCGCGCAACGTGCTGGTGCACGACTCCGAGGACGAGGTCGAGCACCTGCAGACCAACGGCGAGGGCTGGCAGCTGCTCGACAAGACGCACGACCGCCTGCGCAGCGCCGTGTTCACATTGGTGATGGGCGCCAACCTGACGACCGCCGCGGCCGAGGGCGGCAGTTACGCGCTCGCCGAGGTGCAGCAGAACAGCACCGAAGCGCTGATCGACTTCGACCGCGAGTCGCAGGACGAGACGCTGACCGACGACCTGGTCGGCTGCCTGTGGTACGAGAACTATGCGAACATCGTCGACCTCGGGCTCGAGGACGACGCGCCGCTGTTCACCGCGACGCAGGACAAGCACGACGACCCGCAGGTGCGCGCCGCGGTCGCCAAGACGCTGCACGAGATGGGCGTCAACCTGTCGCAGTCCGACGTGATGGAACAGACCGGGTTCCGCGTGCCGGAGGGCGGCGAGATCATCATCCCGGGCCGCGCCGAGACGGCGCCGGGCCTGCTGCCTGGCGACGTCGGCGGCGACCTGTCGCTGACCGGCCAGGGCTTCCGCCGCCGCGGCTGGCGCCAGCGCCTGCAGCTCGTGGGGGCTCGGTGACGACCGCCGACCGCATCATCGAGTCGCGCGGCACCCGGTTCGCGCGCGGCTACTACGCGGCGATCCACGACCTGTTCGTCGCGACGGTCGACGGCAACCGCCCGGCGGCGCTCGATGCGCGCGACCAGCTGCAGGCGACGATGGCCGCGACCATGGCGGCGGCCGAGCTGCTGGGGGCGCGCGAGCACCTGCAGCACTTCGCGGCGCTCGACCGGCGGCTGGCCCGGTTCGCCGCCGAGCCATCGCAGACGATCCTGCCCAACGTGACGTTTCAGGAGGCGGTCGACGCCTTCGTGAACCGCGTCCCGCAGGTCGTGCAGCCCGCGGCCGTGCGCCTGGCCCAGCACGTGGGCGAGCTCTACAAGCACGGCGCTGTCGCGTTCGCGCGCGCGGCCGAGGCCTCGGTGGTGCGCGAGGCGCAGCGGTTCATCGCGCAGGCGATGCGCGAGGGCATCGACGAGGGCGAGGCCGGCCGCCGTCTGGCGATGAGCGCCAACGCGCTGCGCAAGGAGTCGGCGCCGTGGTCGGAGGCTTACGCTCGCACGGTCTTCAGGACCAACGTCAACACCGCGGTCACGGCGGGCCGGTTCCGCATCGCGCGCGACCAGGACATCCGCAGTGTGCTGCCAGCGTTCGAGTTCGACGCGATCGACGACTCGGCGGTGCGGCCCAATCACTTCGCGGCCGATGCGCACGTATGGTCGGTCGAGAACCCGGTGTGGGGCAGGCTGTCGCCTCCGCTCGGCTACAACTGCCGATGCCAGGTGCGCGCTGTTTCAGTGGTCGAGCTCGAGGCGAAGGGCAAGCTCGACCAGCACGGCCGCGTGATCGAGGATCAGGTGCCGCAGGACGCACATCCCGACGAGGGGTTCGTGCACGGTGGCCGGCCAGACCTCCACATGGTGGGCCGGTGACCGCCGCGCCGTCGCCGAGCTGGGAGACGACCCGGCAATTGTTTCGCCGCATCGCGGCGAGCGAGGGCGTGGCGCGCATCGCCGAGCAGGTCCCCGCCGACAAGAAGACCGTCTACCGAATCATCGCCGGCGACGTGCAGATGCCGACACGCGCCGTGCGCGCCGGCATCGAGCGCATCGTCGCAGACCACCAGCAGGAGGACTGAGCCATGTCAGCAGGCGTTCCGATGAGCAACCCCGAGACCCAGCAACCGTCATACCCGACGGGCGCTGCGGTCATCATCAGCTCGTTCGCGCGCCCGAACGACGCGGTGGCGTACGCGGCCGGCGACGCGGTCACCGACAACACGGGGTCGGCCGGCTACATGGTGTTCCCGCTGGCGGGTAAGAGCGGGCTGCTGTGGACCGCGCACCTGTTCATGGGCACGGACCCCAGCGCCGGCACCGCAGACTTCGACCTGCTGATCTATGACCGGGCTCCGGCGACCGGCTCCTTCGACAACGTAGCCATGGCCCTTACGGGGACCATCGGCGGGGACGACTCGCGCATCGTCGGCGTGTTCCGCTTCCTGTCGGCGAACAAGGTCAGCTTCGGCGCGAACTTCTCGCATTACCGGCCGACCGGGCCGCTCGGCGAGGGGCACACGGGGCCGTTCGCCTATGCGGGCGACGGCGGCCTCTACGCGCAGCTCGTGACGCGCAGCATCTGGACGCCGGTCGCGAACACGCTGTTCAGCGCGAAACTGCACATCGACCGTCAAGGAGTGATCCGATGAATCTTCCCGGCTATCGCGCGACGCGCAATCCCGATGGCTCGATGGTCGTGCACGACGTGCCGATCTTCGTCGAGTGCAAGCGCGGCGAGTTGGACTTCAACGCCGAGTGGATCAGCGCCGCGGTCGACCGCGCGCGCGAAGCTGCCACCGAGGGCTATTACCCGCCGCTGCACGTGCGCCACCACGAGGGCGGCGACAACAGCGACGTGACGCCGGCCGGCTTCTTCCGCATCACGGGCGTGCACGCGATCACGTTCAAGGGCAGTTCTAAGCTGGCGGTGTTCGCCGATCTGGTGATCACCAATCCGGGCGTCAGCTACGACGTGTTGCAGAAGCGCCTGCCTTACCGATCGGTCGAGATCCTCGACGTGCAGACGCCTGCACTCGATTCGTTGGCGCTGCTCGACCACGAGGCGCCGTACCTCGAGCTGCCGATGCTGATGGTTTCCGATGTGAGAGACACCGCCGGCGCACCGCAGGGACCTGTTGTGGCATCTGCCACTTTCGCCAGTCCATGGAAGGCGAAGACCCCGCGCGACGAAGTTGGCGTGCTAGCGTTCTTCCGTCGTGGCAACAGCGCGCACCTGGTAACCGAGGATCCGCCGATGGCGAAGACGATCACCCAAGACCCGAAGCGTCGCGCGCGAATGGCCGCCGAAGATGCCGGCCGTATCAGCGACGACGACAGCAACACGGGCGGCGGCAAGAAGATCCCGGCCAAGACCGAGAAGATGGACGCCGCCGACGGCGCGCCGGCGCCCGAGGGCGGCACCACGGTGGCCGACATCATCAAGACGATCAAGAGCGGCAAGATCGCGGTCAAGGACATGGAGGCCATCGTCTCCGCGATCCGTGAACGCGAGGCCGACAAGGCGGACGACGACGCGCCGGCCGATGTCGACGCACCCGGAGCCAAAATGCAAAAGCACGAAGACGAGGAGGGGGTGATCCACGACGCCACGGAAACGCCGGCCACGCCTGCCGATGCGAACGAGGACAGCCCGGTCGCGATCGAACTCGCCGCGATGAAGGGTGAGGTCATGGCGTTGCGCAAGCAGCTGAACGCCACCGAGGCGACCGGCAAGCGCAAGGACGACGTCGCGGTCGCCATGCAGCGGCTGAAGGGCCGCCCGATGGGCGCCGAGATCGAGAAGGAGCTGATCGCGCTCCACAAGGAGCACGGCCCGAAGGCGTTCGCCGCCCTGGTCGACCGTCTCGTGAAGACGTTCGCCGTGGCGCCCGACGACGCCGACGCCGCAGCCCGGTTCGCCGCTGGCGAGGTGCTCGACGACGACATGCCCGAGTGCGTCGAGCCCTGGCACGGCAGCGGCGCCAAGGCCGTAAAGCAGGCGCTCGACTTCGCGAAGGAGTGGGAGCTGCTGAAGAGCAAGGGCGGCCTGCGCTCGACGCAGGACAGCTACGTCGCGCTCAACATGGCGCGCGCCGGGTTCAAGCCGCCGCGCAAGCCGAAGCCGGCCGTCAACGGCAAGGCCTGAGACCCGACACCCGACACTGACCCGACCCGACACCCGACACAGAGGACACGATGGCCGACCGCACGTTCAACAAGGTCTACCGCAGCGAAGAGCGCGGCATGCGCTCCATGATCGTGAAGAACGCGGTCCAGCTGTATGGCGGCATGCTGGTCGGCAGCGCCACGGCGGACGGGTTCATCGACGTGTGGAACAACGTCGCGACCACGATCTTCTGGGGGCTGCTGCTCCAGGACGTGCTGGGCGCCACCGGCGCGACGCCGCCGGCCACCGGCCGCGTCAACACCGCGGGCGTGACGCTGAAGGGTGTCGCGGTCGCCGGCACGCCGACGCAGGCCAAGATCGGCTCGCCCGTCTACTCGCAGACGTCGAACCCCGACGACATGACGATGACCGCCGCGACCTCGCGCGCCATCGGCCTCCTGGTCGCGTTCCGCACCGCGTCGGACTGCGACGTCCAGTTGTTCACGCCGGTCGAGTTCCTGGCCTTCGCGTCCTGATCCCGGGCCCGCACAAGAGGTAACCCAGCATGTCGTCCGTCATCTCCAGCGCGGTGCTCGCCAACGGCCTCCGCACCGAGTTCGTCGACACCTACAACTCGATCCGCAATCGCCAGGCGGACGGCCGCGTCGGCCAGGTCATGGACCTCGGCATCACGGCGACGAACCGGAAGCACGAGTTCGCCTACTTCAACGCGGCGCCGCACATGGAGTACTGGCAGCGCGGGAACACCATCCCGAGCGACGCCTTCGACTCGGTGCAGTTCTCGGCCGTCGTCTACGAGTGGGCGCGCCGCGTGAAGTGGAGCAAGTTCGACCGCGAGGACGACCAGACGCAGTCGCTGATGACCGCCGCGCGCAAGGCCGGCGAGTCGGCCGGCCTGCTGCCCGAGCGCTTCCTGTTCGACCTGCTGAACAACAGCACCTCGCTGTCGACCACGCTGCCCGCGATCCCGAACGCGCCCGACGGCGTGTCGCTGTTCTCGACCACGGACGGCACCGGCGCGGCGCGCTTCGGCGCGACGAACGGCAACCTGCTCGGCGGCTCCGGCGTCGCGACGCTGTCTGCGATCCTGACCGACTACTACAAGGTCATCACGCAGTTCATGCTGTTCCAGGACGGCAAGGGGCAGCCTTTGTTCAGCCCCGAACTGATCGCTGGCGGCGTGCTGATCATCTTCTCGGCCGCCGACCTCCAGGTGTTCGAACAGGCCTTCCTGCAGGTGCGCCAGGGCGTGGTGTATGGCTCGAACACCGCCGCGGCCGCGGTCACCAACGTGGTGCAGGATGCGAGCCGCAACGTCGAGCTGTGGAGCTCGCCGCGCCTCGCGACCCTCGACTGGTATGTCGCGCTGAAGAACTCGCCGACCAAGCCGCTGGCGCTGCTGCAGCGGTCCGGGCTGAAGGAGTACCAGTCCCTCGCCGACGACAACAACAGCGACCACACCCGCAACACGGCCGAGGAGTACGTGCAGTGGGAGATCCGCGAGGGCGCGTTCAGCGCGCTGCCCTACGGCCTGATCAAGGTCAACAACTGAGCGCGGCGCGACCGCGCGCGTGACTACGCGGGCCGCTGCTCCTGCCGGGGCGGGCGGCCCGTGCTGTATCCGGCCCTGGCATCGACCACCGAAGCGGAGAACAAACGCGATGGGCGACACACCACAGAATCAGCCGGGCAAGCCCGGCCAGAAGAAGGCGACCGGTCTACCACCGGCGCAGTTCATCCCCGACCTCGAGACGCACCGCAACGCCATCACCGTCAAGCGGTGGTATTGGATCGGCGCGCTGCCGTCGCTGCCGACCGAGTCGTGCGACCTGGCGGGGTTCAACTTCCCCAAGGTCAACGAGCTGGTCGAGAGGGATGGCGACGGCCAGACCACCCGGCTGCCGATGATCGGCGCGCTGGTGCAGTGGACGCGCGAGGACCTCGACCGCATCCGCACCAAGATGGCGCGCACCGTGGTGCGGTTCTACGAGGCGCGCGACCCGCAGGCGCCGAAGACCAAGGACCCGCGCCTGCACCGCGCGCGCAGCGGCCGCAAGGGGCAGCTCATCACCATCCCCACGGCGCAGGAGCTGCAGCAGCGCCGCGAAGCCGGCCTGACGCCGGTCATCTACCAGCAGTCGCCGTTCGACGAGCCGGTGGCGGCGTTCGTGTTCGCGCAGCTCTGCGCCGACCAGGACGCGCCCGACCGCGGCGCGCAGTACCCGCTGCCGGTGTCCAAGACGGGCATCGAGTGGGGCGAGGACCGCCCGGCGACCGAGGTCGCGTAACCAAGAAGAACCATGTCCGGCACCCCCACCGAAGCAGAGATCCAGACGCAGTGGAAGGCGGCGGTCGACGTCCTCGAGACGTTCCGCAACTTCGCCGACGGCACGATGGTGCTCGGTGGTGGGAAGCTCGACGTGCTGGTGCAGTCGCTCGAGGGCGACTTCACTCCGTCCGGATTGGCGCAGTGGGGCGACGGCGCGCGCGCGGCGATGTCCTCGGTGGTGACGCCGGGCAATGTCAGCGCCGCGCTCACGCCGCTGCTGTTCGAGTACCGGCGCATCCTCGCGATCGACGCGACGGTCGGCTTCGGCAGCGGTTTCAGCAACCTGGCCGAGGCGATGCGCGCCCTCTACGAGTGGTTCGTCGCGAAGGGCCTGTCGGTCAAGACGCGCGCGATCACCTATGCGGGCGCCGTCCTCAGCGGCTCCAACGGTGGCTCCGCTTTCGGCAACGGCGCCATGGACCGCCTGACGGTCGACGAGAACGGCTTCAACATCGAGGCCTGCCACGTCGAGAAGAAGGCGTTCAGGTGCCGCGCCGACCAGAACAGCGGCACCGAGAAGAACGCCGAGGTCTTCGAGGTGGTCGGCACCGCGCAGTCGTTCGACTCGCTGCTGCGCGCCTCGTTCGGCTCGGGCGAGACCATTCGCCGCACGATCGTCAGCAAGCACGCCGGCAGCTCGGAGGGCGGGTCGCTGCTCAACAACAGCAGCTTCTCCGACTTCAGCGCGACCGCGACGCCGAAGTTCAATAGCTGGACCGAGACCGCCGGCGGCGCGCAGCTCGCGCAGGACACGACCAACTTCTACCGGTCGTTCCCCGGCGCGCAGGTCGACGCCTCGCTGAAGATCACCGGCGGCGCCGGCACGGTGACGATCAAACAGACGATCGACAACACGCGCGCGCGGCGGCTCGACCCGAACACGCCGTACTTCCTGCGCATCATGGTCAACAAGACCATCGGCAGCGGGCTCGGCGGCAACGTCGTGATCCGCATGGGCAGCAAGTCGGCCACGATCGCGGTCGCGTCGCTGGCCGCCGGCTGGAACGAGTTGAAGATCGCGCTCGGCACCAGCAACTGGTTCCGCAAGTTCGACGAGGATCCGTGCGACATCGAGATCGAGTGGAACACCTCGACCTCGGGCTTCCTGCTCGTCGACGACGTGCTCTTCTGCCCGTTCGACCTGGTCGATGGCACGTGGTGGTGCCTGCGCCAGAACAACGCGACGCCGATTGCCTGGCTCGTCGACGACGTGCTGACGTTCACCGACACGGGCGGCGCGCCGGCCACCGGCAAGATCCAGTGGTGG